CTCATATCCTCCTGATGCAGGACCTGTAGGGATAGGCATTGTTCCAGTTGTGTCGTCCTTCTTCACGTAAGCAGCAGTAATTCCAGAACCACCACCAATAACTAAGTTAAGGTTAAGGTTTTGATTTTCAACTGCGAAGAATTGAGTGTGGTTAGACCATCCTAAAGCAAAAGCTCTTGAAAGAATGTGCTTATTGATAGCTTGAGAAACCTCGTTAACAAGTGCGTTCTCGATCATTGAGATAACATCGATACCGAACTGCTTGTTTAAGTCTTGGATTTGCTCAGTTGTAACTGAAGCAGCAACTTGGAAAGTTTCAGCTTCTACGAACTTAGTGAAAGTCGAAAGACCCATTGAGTTGTAGTAGGTAGATTCAGCTACTCCTCTTAACATTGGATTGTAAGTCTTAGTACCATCAACATAAGGACCTTGCCAATCGTTTGTATCGTTGAAACCAGCACCAGAGAAACCTTGGATGTGATCTTCTAAAGCTTTTACTAACTGAGCTGTACCAGAAGTGTTAGCTGTGTAGAATCCAGATCCGCCAGAACCAGTTACGATTTGAGCAGGAGTTCCGTTGAAGTAAGAAGCAACGTTAGATCCTGAAGCAAGACCAGTAATTTCGAAGATAGGGAATCCGTCAATTCTTGATAAACCTACGAAGGTTAAAAGAAGAGTTGAGCTAATAGATGCAGTAGCACCAACAGTGAAAGTTCCAGCAGTAGCACCGGTAGTACCAGCAGCGCCTGAAGCAGTTTGATAAACTGGGAATTTAATCATTGAAGGAGCACTAGCTAACTGATCAGCAGCAGAAGATGCAGCAGAAGCACTGATTTTACCACCAGCATACACATAATCTAAATAAGATAAGATACCGGTTGGACCTGATAAAGGAATAACAGGGACAATATCAAAACCTATAGTCTTCGCAGCTACCTGAATAGCTAAAGGAAGAAGTGAAGGGAATTTGTCACCTGAACCTTGCCAAGTGTTGTTATAGAAACCAGCGTTTGCGCCAGTTGAATACGAACCACCAGGATAAGCAGCACCAGGGAAAGCTGGAGGAGCTACAGTACCCATACCGTTAACAACACCTAAAGAGTTGTATGCACCGGCAGATTCGTTTAATGAGTGGTAGTGACAGTATTTAGTCAACCACCCTTTTTTGCTTTCGTCTGTGATACCTGCTTTGCTCTCGATAATCGGAGACCAGGTTTCATAGATTTCATTTTCGTTAATCAATTTCATGATTTGTGGTTATTTTTTTGTTTTATCTTTTTCCAAACTTTTGCTCTAACGCACTAGCTATATAATTCATGTAATCTGTACTATAAGCTTGATTTTTTGCGGTTTCAGCAACGTTTTCATTCTCGTTGAGTTTTTGTACACCAACAGGTTTAGATCCTAACTGACGTGTTTGCCAGAAATTTTTAATCTGGTAAGGAGTGTTCAATTTATAGAAGTTAGATTGAGCAATAATTGATTGCTTGTGTCCTTCATTAAGTGATTCCCAAACCTGAACGTATTCTTCAGGCATATCATCAATAAATTTAATTCCTGTTTTGTTGGTGTTCTCTGTTTCATTGAGAACCTCTTCTGCCTTCTGGGTTTCGGCTGGTGCTGCTATTTTAGCAGCTTCGTTTATATTAGTCTCGGTTTTTTGTGTTTTAACCGATTCGATTAGTGAATCTATCTGAGATGTTAGACCTTCATAATTTCCAGCAAATCCGGATTCATTTAGGCCTGCAGCAGCAGATGTATTTACACTTTCTTTTAAAATTACGCTAGGGTCAGCTGGCAATTTAGTAGAAATTGACTCAGCAATATACTCAGCATATGATATTGATTTATTAAGCTTTTCTGAAAGATTTTCAGTAAAGTCTACGCTTTTGTTAATATTCTCTGCTAAATAATCAGAATATTGAATTCCTTTATTAAGATTTTCTGCAAGATATTCTGTATATTCAATACCGTCATTTAATTTTTCAGCCACATACTCAGTATAAGCAATGCCCTTATCTAAGTTTTCTGCTAGATATTCAGAATAGTTAATAGAGTGATCAACGTTTTCTGCAAGGTACTCAGAGTATTGGATATTCTGATCTAACTTTTCAGCCAAGTATTTAGAATATTCAATGTTTCTATCTACGCTTTCTGCTACGTATTCTGAATAAGAAATAGACTTATCAACATTTTCAGCTAAATACTTAGAGTAAGAAATGTTCTTATCTAAATTTTCAGCTAGATATTTACTATAGTTGATAGAATTATCTAAATTTTCAGCTAGATATTCGCCATACTTAATTGCACTTTCAAGGTTCTCTGCTAAATACTCTGAATATTTTTCTAATTTAGCAACTCTTTCCTCGAGAGCTTTATTCATTTTGTTAGCTTCTTCGGATTCTGTTAAGGTTACTTTCTGATCTTTAACCTCTGCGATAGCGGATCTTAAAGCATCCATTTCTTTTTTAATGAAAATAGAATACTTATTAAGCTCCTGTTCAGTAACAAACTCATTATTCTCCATAAGGACTGATTTATTTTTATTGTCTGATTTATTTACGATTTTTTCAAACTCCTGATCGTTTTCGACTTTATATATCTTTAACGATGATTCATTTTCTAGACCTAAAGACTCATTCACACATTCTAAATGATTTAAAATGCTATTTTTTTTCATTTCTTCTATTTGTGGGGTAAATCCTTGGCTTTCATATACTCTTTCAAGTTGTGCATCTTTGAATCCAGGATCGGCTACTAGATCATAAGTAAAGATTTTTTTAATCTGAACCTTTTTATCAGGGCCTACTGATCCTGCTGCTCTCGACGAAATTGAAAGTGGAACTCCTGCTTCAACTAAATTTTTTGCTATATTACCAGCTGGAGTATCAAGAAGTTTTACTTTGATTTTAAGGACTCTACCATCCTTATCATGATTAAGGTCTGTGATAACGTGAGAGATATTCTTAAGAGATACATCGAACTTTTCAGGATGATCTAATTCTCCAACCAATCTGTTTTGAGAGATTTTTTCTTTTAAGTACTCAAGGTGTGGAAGATATTCTTTCTCTTCGTAAATCCTATTGTTGTTGTTCTCTTGACCGAACACAGCAGCTATACCCTCTAGGACATAGTCATCAGATTCAGATTTCTTAGACTCTAGAATTGAATTTTGTTTTTCTAGAATGAAAACATTCAAAACGAGATCTTCTTTTAACGATTGTAGTTGTGACATTTTTATACTACTTTTTATTATTTCTTATATATCAATTAAAATTTGAATTTTTTTGATTATTCATATTTAATTCTGTCTTTGGTCTCTTCAACGAACTTTTTAGCTATTTCAAAAGATTCACCATCAGTAACTCTATACTTTCTACTCTTCTCTCCAAAAGGAGCATATTTATTCTTGAGCTTAACCTCTATAATATCACCTCTTTTATCATAAAATTCTTTTGCAAATGTTATCGTCTTCCATTTATCGACTCCCAATATTTCTTTTTGTCTAGGAGTTAGGAACTTATCAAAAAGATTCAATCCACCACTATAATTAGTATCTCTTATGGTTGTAGATCTTTCTCTTTGTTTAATTGATATATCATCTGGGTTTGCAACGATGTAATAATCATCAGGTAACTTCTTACCCTTTTCACTATCATCATCTCTTTCTGCTCCCTCTTTCTTGGTGGCGGTCTTCACCTCAGTAGGTTCTTCGTCTTTAACTTCTTTTCTCTTTCCCTCAGATTTATACGTATAAATACCTCTAATTGTATCTTCTAGTATTTCTGGGGTATTTATTTCAACTTCAATTTTACTACCTTCACTTGCATCCCAATATTCTTGATCAACAACAAAACTTTGGAAATCCCCAGTTTCATACTTTCCTCTTAGTTCAGGATTAGCATATTCTCTCTCTGTTACTTTATAAATTGCAACCTTAACCGGTGCAGTTTTTTGTGAAGGCTTTAAATCATAATCAACATCAGAATCTTTAGCAGCTTCATCTTCCTCCTTAACTAGAGATGTGGATGAAACAAAGTTTTCGAAATTTAGAATCTTTTCAGATTCAAGTATGTCTCTGTTCCATGATACGGTTTCGCTTTCGTTTTGAGCGGATGCTGTTGTACCGAAGTGTTTTAACAAATCCGAATCAGATAATTTCTCCAATTGGTCATCATCTATTAAATCTCCCGAAACATTTATAACCTCACCTTCCGAATCTTCAAAATAAAACTCATATTTCTTAGGAGCACCTGGATCAGCTATGAAAAGTTGGGTTGATGAAGCCTCGTATGTAGTGTACGTTTCTGTCC